GGTTCAAAGAAAAAAGAAAAAAAAACTAAACCTATTCAAGATAAAACGCAATCATTAAAATCTAATAAGTTAAAAAAAGAATTGTTAAAAAAAGTAAAAGACTATCAAAAAAATAAAGAAACAGAAGTTATAAATGATGAGAAAAAAAGAGAGAAAAATGAGAATGACACAGGTTCTAATTTATTTAATTCGCAAGATTTTGAAAATAACGATTTTGAAAGAGAATTTAATAAATCTCTCACATTTTTACACGATTTGTCAAAAAAAAACAAAGACAAAAATAAAAAAAAAACAATGAAGTTAGCAAACGCAGATATAAATATTGAAATCCCCAAAGACAGTTTAATATATAATTCAGCAAAAGAACCCAGTTATGGTTGCTTAAAGAATGGTTCAAAACCCACATTTAGAGATTTAAATAAAACACAAAAGCATAGTACTAACATGGCAAATGCCGGAAAAAGACTACAACTAGCACTAGAAAATAATACATATTATGACCATTCAGCATTTCATAATAAATATCAAATAAACGAGAATTCACCTATACAGACTAATAAACCCAATATTGAATTGAAAATATCAGAAGGAATATCAGAGGAACTACCAATTAAAATATCTACTTCAAATACCAATCTCTCGACTAATAATGAAATTAAAGAAATTAATAATGAAATTAAAGAAAGTAATGAAAATAAAGAAATTAGCAAAGAAATCAATAAAGAAATCAATAAAGAAATTAGTAATGAAAATAAAGAAATCAATAAAGAAATCAATAAAGAAAGTAGTAAAGAAATAGAACCTGCTTCATATGATTATACCGATAATTATTCTACTAAACCAACTAATACAGAAGAGGAAGCTATGACTGAAGAATCAAAAGAAGATACATATATTCCAAAATTACGAAGAATCACAAGAACATATAAGTATAAATTAGGAAAAAAAAAGGATGCTAAACATATTGGCTTACTTATAAAAAATAGAGAAACTCAAAAAAAAATAAAGCAAGAAGTATCACAATTGAAACAACAACCTATTCAAGATGTTAAAAATTTTTTACGAGAAAAAAATTTAATAAAGTTAGGTTCGCAAGCACCAAATGACGTATTGCGTAAATTATACGAAGACAGTATGTTGGCCGGTGAAATTACAAATACAAATAGCAACAATTTGGTTCATAATTATTTAAATACTATGTAACCAATTACTTTTGATAAATTTATTATTCTATTTAGAATTTTTCTTAAATACTAATTTTATTATTATTATAATCAGAAATATAGAAAATCCAACATAATAAATTTTAACTAATAATTCATCTTCAAAATTTATAGAGTTTAAGATTTTATCAGCATTTATAGAATTTATAGAAGTTAATAATTTATCAAGCTCGGACAAATTCTGAATTTTATCCATATTTTGTTCTATAATAATATCATTAATACTTGAATTTATAGGTTGAATATTATCAAAAGTATCAACAATTTCGCCGCTTATTGTTGGAATAATTATTGCCCCACTACTGAAATTTTCTGGTTTTATTCTTTTAAGATCATCAATACTAAAATATACTTGTGGACTATTTCCACCATAATTTCTAGGACCTCTAATACCTTCATTGTCATAATCAACCAAATGGCATTTCACACTTGCTTTCATACAATAAGGTTTAACTTTACCCAGAAAAGAATCTCCCAGATCTTTAATATTAGAACCTATTTTTGTAGCACTATAAAATGCTGATGGTATTACGCCTGTAAGGTCAGCATTACTTTGCCCACCAGTTAAAAAACTTGATCCGTCAGTTATATTATTTATATATTTATGTAAATATGGAGTTTCACCAGATATTGCTATAATATTTCCCCAAATATCTACAGGTGTGCATTCTATATTGGTTTTTAAAACATATTTATTACCTATTACACCTTTTCCTTGATATAAACATTGTTCCGACGTTCCCTTATTAGGATCTGAAACTAAATAATCTACATAATTAAGCATACCACCAAATACTTTCGCAGTATTATCCAGTTTCCATCCGCCCTTATTAAAAGTATTTGAATCTACCATTTTATCGCTTGGTTTTATACAAAAAGTATATGGATGTTGAAAACCAAAAAGTTCATCAACCACGCATTTTTGCGATTCACCCATAATTCAATAATTAAAATAGTATAATATAATAATTTTAGATAAAAATTATTATATTATTTAAAATAAAAATAAAATAATCAATATAGTGATAATAGTGATATAGTTATTATAATACTATTATTATTATTATTGTTATTGTTATTGTTATTGTTATTGTTATTGTTATTGTTATTCTTGATTAGGATTTCTAGATCTTACAGATTTTACATCATCCACACCGCCCAATACACCTTTAACCCCAAATCCCCCAACTGACGGATTCGTATTGTTTTCTTTTTTATACTTTTCTGCTTTTGAATCAACGTCTTTTTCCAGTTGTTTTTGATTAGTATATTTACAAGCATCATTACCTTCAATAATTTTAAATAACGACTTATGATTTATGAAAAGTATTATAATTATTAGTATAAATAATAAAATTACTACCTTGAATTTATGTAATTTTAAATTATGAAGTAATTTGCTATATAAAAAATATTTTTTCATTGGCATTATATTAATATGTAATATATTATATAGTGTATAATAATATTATTATTAAAAACAATTTTACAATTAAAACAATATTTATAAATAAATATTATTTTAATATATTAATATGAGACTTTATTTTAATCAAATAATTCCAAATGTTGCTTCAAAAAGTTTGGTAAATAATAATGTTACAATTGTTCCTAAAATTATAAAAAACGAAGAACCTACTAACAGTAATACATATATTCCTTGGCCCAAAGAGTGTAGTATAAAAAAATATAAATTTCATGCTAATCCTATTAGGCATTATAGAAAACAATATGTAAATATAAATACAAATAATACTACAACATTTAGCAATTTATCTTTAATAGGAAGTTTAGATAAACCCGGATACAATATTGTCACTAACGCTAATACTCCAAATTCTAATTTATTAAATTGTAATTTAAGTATATATACTTATTTAGATAAGGACACTAATTGTAACACTCAAATTGAAGACAAATCATACGACCCTTCATCGAATAAAATGATATGTACTTCGTTTAATCCAAGTGCCTTAGTAATTAAAACTGCTTCAACAAATTTATCAAATACATATGCTTCGTCGCATAGAGAATATTTATATAATAAGAACAAAACATTTATTCAAAATTTGCCTCTAACCACCAATGGATCGAGCACTTTAATAGATGGAACAACTACAATAACACAATGTAATGGAACAACAGTATGTCGCACGTTTAATCCTTCAAATAAAAAATTTCAATGCCAAGGACCAGTTTCTTCAAGTTCCCGCACATATAGTTTAAAGTATGAATGTAATGATAATTCCCATTGTAAAAAATCGCATCTTAATACTTTGTATGATAAAACAATTTCAGTAGCGTGTATTGATGATAATTCAAAAATTCGTAGAAAACGAATCAATATTTTGAAATAAATTCTTTATTTATAACAAATTGATGTTTTTTACACCAGTTTATTGACTTTTGTATGTTAATATTTACTAATACATTCAATTTATTAAAATATTTACTAACTGTTTCATTGTTAATATTTGTAGAAATAGTATTTGACGATAAGTCTATTTCATCAATAATATTATTGATTTCTGTTATACAATAGTCTTCGCTAAAAATTTCTAACGAGTTATCAATATTTGCGCTATCAATGTTCGAGTTATCAATGTTCGTGTTATCAATATTTGTGCTATCAATATTTGTGCTATCAATATTTGTGCTATCAATATTTGTGATATTATATTGAATATTTTTGTTCAAAATATTTAAATATTTAAAAAATGAATTATAATTATTATTTAATAAATTATATTGAATATTTAAAATTTTAAATTCTCTTATTAAATTAATAGTATTTTTAATATTTTCTAACTGTTGCTGCCCATATATTGAATTAATTTCTTGTAATTTTGTTATAAATAATTGATTTAATTGAATATTAAACAAACTATAAATGGTATCAACTTTATTAATCAACAAATCAAAATTTTCTATAATATTTGTAATAATTTTTTTATTATTATTTTTAAAATTTCTACAAATTATATATTTTTCAGAATTAGCACATCTGCTAGTATTAGGTTTAAATATAAACACATTTTCATACATATTACATAACAAATATATAACTTCTATTGTTTTTATTTTAAATACATCAAATATTTTTAATATAAAATTCCCCCCTTGTTTTTGCATTATTAACGCAAAGAAAATCTGTGATAATATCAATTTAAATGATATATCTTCTTGGTTATTAAAATCATGCGAAAAATCAAATCCGCCATCGGCAGTAATGTAATCCATTGATCTAAAATATTTTTTATAACAATAAAGTAAATTTTCTTTTAAAAATAAATCGCCATTTTTTGATGCCCCATATTCTAGTTTAATATTTTTGTTATTACTTAATAATTGAGCTGCCTTTTTCCACGAAGGAATATTAACATTATCACTAATTAATGTCATACCATAATAAATATCTTGCTTATTATTTCTCTTATAATTAAATGCTTCTATAAATCCGCCAGGACCTTCTGCCAAATGATATGATTGTATATTAGTTGATTCGTTTAAAAAACTAAATGTATCTATTATTTCAATCATTTTAAAAAAAGAGCGCGATAATGGTTTATGCTTACATAAAGAACATTTATGGTTGGGAACAATAGTATGTATATATTCATATGGATTTGTTATTTTTTTTATAATATCCCAATATTCATAATATTCATCAATTGAATGCTTTAGCATATGTAAATAATTATGTAATGAATAACATAATATTATATCATTTTCATCAGACAATATATTTGCTTGTGATTTATTATTTTTATATATAATATTAAAATCTAAATTCAAATTATTCAAGTTTGGTAAATTAATATAGGTCATAATATTTTATTATATTTACGTACTAAGTAACTATAGAAGAATACATTTATATATTTATTTACAAATATATAAATGTTTGGATTTATGATTGGATAAATGGATAAATGGATAAATGTTTGAATGTATAAATGTTTGGATTTATTAGTTTATGTTTTTTTTTGATTTCTTTGTTTCTGCTTTATGTGATTTTTTAGTTTCTGCTTTTAAAGATTTTT